TACTGTGCCTTTTAAGAAATTCTACATTTTCAGCACTCATATAAGGTACTAATTCAGAATTTTTATCGGGCATAGTGTATATTTGTCCATATGATTCAAGCCATTTAGAATAATCGCGAATGTTGATTTTCTCATATCCCTCTTTAACTGACCCACAATTATCATCCCCGTAGGTCATAAAGGCAAGAATATCTCGAATATTTTTGGTTTCTGGTAGAACTGTGAAAATGTATGTTCCTATATTGAGGCGTCCAACAATACCATTAATGATAGCAGTCAATGACGTGCCACTGATATGGGTGCCTTCTAATAGTGTCACCAAGTCACCGTTGACTGACACATATGCATAAACAATATCACTTACTAAGTTACGCATAATTGCCAAATCTTCTTGGCTGTAATTCATTTTCTCCGCAATATCAATAAGTACTCTGAATGCGGCCAAAAGTAATTGAGATGGAATTTTCTGATCGTATTTGCTATAATCCCCAGCAAACACTCTGTTTTTACCATACTTAAACATATGTTTTTGTAGTTGATCCCATTCAGGACCTTGACAATTGACACCTACAGCACATTCGCTAAGTAATGGATTCATTTGTAAAAATCTGGCCACAGGCAAAAAGTACTTGCGCGTGAGGACAGTTAACAACATAGGATTAGCATAAAATATCCTACATTTATTATCCCTTTCAATAACTTCAACTTTCTTGGAGGCTCTAATAACAGGGTAGAATCTTTCACCTCGTTCCAAATTTTGGATCGCTTTTTCGTATTCGCGTTCCATTTCATCGCAGAGACGATACTCACCTACTTCTCCTTCTATGAAAGAAGTTTTCTTACCAGATAAAGGCAAACCAACTGATGTAGTCCACTTCATAGCATCGACAAAGCGAACTCCATCAATACCGTTTAAAGTTTCCTTCATTGTTAGTGGTCTGCATTTCTTCCAATAATCACTGCCTTCTATCAATTCGACAAGTGGTTTCTTGTAATCTGCCACTGCATGCTGCATTTCTCGCACTGGCAAGGGTTCTCCTGGATGAGAGGCATTTTCCAAAGCTACTTGAAAGCCGAACCATTCTGGTTTGAGAACTGGTGGATAGTACTTGTCACCACTTACTCCAGTAACTTCTTCGACATGTTTCGTAATAATGGTAGGTTTAACATCGTCGGTGGTTTTACTGCGTCCTTTACATGATCCCATATAAGCAAATTGACTTTTCTCTGGTAGATAATTCAAAGGGCTTTTAGGGTGCAATGGTGTATCTTCAACAAAACTGACACCAAACGCATCAGTAGG